GACAGCAAAGGCAATGTGTTGACCGAAGCAAAAGAAATTATTGAAATGCTGGACAGTTACACCGAATACAGCCAAAGCAAAAAAGGCTTCCATATCATTGTAAAAGGGGACATGTTATTGAATAGAAACCGCAATGCATTTGATTTGGACGTTGCAAGGCTTCACAGATACACACGAAATGTTGACGGAAAAAAGAAAGAACCCGAAATTGAAATGTATACGGGTGGAAGATATTTTGCAATCACGGGAAATGTGTATCAAGACCGCAAAGAAATCAAACCGCACGTGTATCAAGTGCGAAAAGTTTATGAACGATACATTGAAAAGCTGGAACAAAAGACACAAGCATTGTTTGTTGATACAAAGAGCATTGAACCAATGACCACAAAACAGCAAACATTGCTGGAAATTATGCTGAAAGGTGAAAACGGGGGCAAAATCAAAGCATTGTGGGAAGGAAACACAAGCAATTACACATCACAAAGCGAAGCGGACATTGCATTGTGCAATTATCTTGCATTTTACACCGATAATGACCCGCAAATGATTTTTGAAATGATAAAGCATTCCGCATTGTTCCGTGACAAATGGTTGCGTGAAGATTATGCAAGCATGACCATTGGAAAAGCTGTTGCATTGTATTCCGACATTCCAACATTATCAAAATACATTCAAAGCATAGAAAGAAGGTAAATAAAATGAGTAAAAAAACAAATTCAAACAATCTAGACATTTATTCTTATGTTATCGTTGACGAATCAAATAACACGGTTAACAAGGTGGAAGTGAAAAAAGTATTTAAAGATTTTAGCAGCTGGGAAGAAATCGAAGATTTTTATAAGCATTTTGAAGACAAGAAAGACGATACATACTTGATTATGAAGCATGATGAAGACGGAAAAATAATTGATGTTGATGGTGTTTTATTCAGTTTTGAAAATGGGGACTTCTTTGTTGATGGGGCGGAGCATGACTTTCGTGTGATTGCTTCTGTAGCATTTGGAAAAGAGTTTAATATTTAGAAACAATAAAATATACCATGAAGAATACATGAAGCACATGCAAAATTGGCGTGTGCTTTTTTTATGCCTATTTTTACAATATGCCGTAAAACGCCATAGAATGCCCGTAGAACGGTTTTATTGTCTTTATGGGTAAATTGTACATTAAGACATTCAAAAGCCAATACAAGCCACGTGAGAGCGTCACAGGGGCATTTGTGATTTATATTGACACCAAACAACATGAAAATTGAACCATGATTGCAAAATGTTGTCATGAATAATCAAACAGTCATGCTGGAATGCCCGTGAACGTGTTTATTTGCCCCGTAGAGCCACGCAAACACATTTCATGAACAATTTACCGTCCAACACACAAAACACGCTCAAAATGGCTAAAAACGCCCAATATGGCAATACTGTTTTTTTTGCTTCAAAAGTCTGTATTTAGAAACCGGAAAAAAGTGATTACGCAACCATGTAAAAGTGATGAATGGAAAAATGCGAATTACCGCATAAACACGGGAAAAAATGCCGTTTTTGACTAGTCTACAGGTATTTATGGTTTTACGAAACTTAGACCACCAAAAAGCCGAAACCATGCCAAAGTGGGTATGAAACCATGCCAAAGTGGGTATGAAACCATGCCAAAGTGGGTATGATTTTTTCGCTTCAAAGTGCTGAAAACCACGATAAATACTGATTTTTTTGCACTTTTTGTTTTTTCCGTATATTTATATATATTTTATATTCTTTATATCCACAGAAAGGGAATACATATAGATACAAGAATAGACTATATAGAGAATAACAACAGGAAGACCAAAAACGAATGCAATTGAATGTTATGAAATAAAGCTGGAATGCTATTTTGTATTATTGTAAACATTAAAGCAATAAAGAAAAATATGATTGTTGAATGCATACAAAAGTGTTATAATTACTGTAAACAATAAAGCAATATTTTAATACAACAAAAAAGAATGAAAGAAAGCAAGGTGCATTGAATGGGTCTATTTGACAGATTAAGAAGAAAAGAAGTGACAAAGGGCAAAATTATCACAGACATTGCACCCTTCACAGCTTGGAACGGGAATGCATACACCAATGCATTATATAGACAAGGCATTGACGCAATTGCAAGGAATGCTGGAAAGCTGAAAGGAATGCATGTTGTGAAGTCAAACGGAAACACAAAGGACTTCACGGACAGCCGATTGAATAGAATGTTGCAAGTGCAACCGAATCCATACATGACCGCATATAACTTTTTGTATAAGTTGGTCACACATTATTACATTCACAACAATTCATTTGCATACATAGAACGTGACCGAAGCGGGAACATAATTGCTTTATATCCAATCACAGCAACGCAAGCAAATTTCATTGCTGATGAACAGGGAAATTTGTTTGTTGAATTCCGTTTCCGTAATGGAAAAACATTTGTGTTTGCATATCGTGATTTGATACACATTTCAAGATTTTTCAATAGTGATGAATTATTGGGTGACAGCAATGACGCTGTTGCACCAGCATTGACACTTGCACAAACAATGGACGAAGGCATTGTGAACGGAATCAAAAGCAATGCAAACATTCGTGGAATCTTAAAATACACACAAATCATGAATGAAGACAAATTGAAAGAGTCTTCAAAAAAGTTTGTGGAAGAATATTTGGACATTTCAAACAACGGTGGTGTTGTGGCAACTGACAGCAAAATGGAATATGTACCAATTGAAGCAAAACCACAAACAATTGACGCTGAACAGCTGAAAACGGTGCAAGGCAAGATTTATTCATATCTTGGAATCACAGAAAAAATTGTGACAAGTAGCTACACCGAAGACGAATGGTCAAGTTTTTATGAATCAGTTATTGAACCATTATCATTGCAATTGTCATTGGAATTTACAAGAAAGATTTTCAATGACCGTGAAAGGGCATTTGGAAATTCAATTGTGTTTGATAGTGGGCGTTTGGTTTATTCCAGCAACGCAACAAAATTGAACATAATCAAGGAACTTGCACCAATGGGATTGTTGACAATCAATCAATGCATGGAAATATTAAACCTTCCAGCCGTTGAAGACGGTGACAAACGCATTGTGTCATTAAATTACATTGACAAAGCTATTGCGAACGCATACCAGCTTGCAAACGCTGGTGCAACAGATACAGGAAATACAAATGAAGGACAAACGGCATAATTATTTTTATACATGTCCATTGTGCGGGTGCAACCTTGACCCATGTGAAAAGTGTGATTGCACCGAAAAAAGACACAATGAAGAAAACCAGCAAGAAAGGCGGTCACAGTATGAAAGAAATAAGGTCAAGTAATGTGCAAGCTGAATTAAATGAAACAGCTTTACACATAAAGGGAACGCCAATTGTTTTTGATGTTCCCACAACGATACATGACCCAAACGGGGACTATATCGAAATTATCAAAAAAGGTGCATTGGAAGGTGCGGACATGTCGGACAGTCGTTTGTTATACGACCATTCAACAAATCGTGTTCCACTTGCAAAAGTACCGAAAACAATGCAATTCACGGTCACAGACAAGGCATTGGAAATGACAGCGGAATTGCCAAACACCGAAGACGGGAAAAGCGTATATGAAGCAATAAAGCGTGGCGATTTGACGGGCATGTCATTCGCATTCACTATTCCCGAAGGTGGGGACAGTTATGACGCAAAGACCAACACAAGAACAATCACAAAAATTGCAAAGGTCTATGAAGTGTCAATTGTTCCGTTTCCAGCGTATGAAAGCACAAGTGTTTCGGTAGAATCACGAAATGCAATTGAAGCTGAAAAAAAGAGATACAGAGCAAAACAGAATCTAAAAATCATGTGCAACAAAATTTTAATGAAAGAAGGTAAATGAAAATGAACTTTAAAACAGTAGCGGAAGCATTTAATTTTTACAGAACAAAGAGCATTGCGGAAATGGAAAAGCGTGCAACAGAAATGAAAGCAATTATTGAAACAGACCCCGACATTGACATCACAGCAATGAACATTGAATTGACAGGATTAAACGAAGCAAAAGCAAACGCAACTGAAAATGCAACAGGTGAAACAGGTGAAGCAAGAAGCATGAATCCAATCACAGGTCTAAACATGGCAAATGATAGTGTTGAAGCTGTCAAGGGTGATGTGTATGCGTCAAAAGAATATAGAAGTGCATTTTTCAAGTCTTTACTTGGTAGAGAATTAAACGGTGCGGAAACACGTGCAATGAACCGTGAAAAGCGTGCGGACAATTACACAACGAGTTCAAACACAGCTGTTGTGCTTCCAACAGCAACATTGAATGAAGTTATTGCAAAGGCAAGAAAAGAAGGTGGATTGCTTGCACGTTGTAGAGCATTCGCAATGCCTTCCAATATTTCAATTCCCGTTGGTACACCTTCCAGCAAGGCAACTTGGAACACTGAAGGAAAAGACGCAGCAGCGGACGTTCCACAGATTGTTGAAGTTGCATTCAATGGGTATGAAATTATCAAAATTTTCTCACTAAGTGCAAAAATTAAAACCATGAGCATTGACGCATTTGAAGCATATCTTGTTGACGAATTAAACAATTGTGTTCTTGAATGCCTTGCGGACGGTATTGTAAATGGTACAGGCGTAGGACAGGGAAGCGGACTTGAAACAATTACTTGGACAGCTGGAACAAACCTTGTTGAAACAAATGCACTTGCATATGCTAATTTCCCAAGTGCAATGGCAATGCTTAAACGTGGATACCACAAGAAAGCAGTTTGGGCAATGAATAGTGCAACATTATACAACGGTGCATATAACATTGTTGATACAAACAAGCGTCCAATTTTCCTTGCTGATGTACAGAAAGAAAGCATTGGAAGCATTCTTGGACATGAAGTTGTTATTGATGACAACATTGCTGACGGTGTTATTTATTACGGCAATTTTGATTATATGGGATACAATCTTCCAGCTGGAATTGCTGTTGAATCTTCAACACAATCTTCATTCCGTAGTGGCAAGGTTGATTATAGAGGACTAGCAATTGCGGATTGCAAACCAATCGTGTCCGAAGCATTCGTGAAAATTGCGGTTAAAGCTGGATAATGTTGACGCTTGAAACCGCAAGGGAATGGCTGAGATTAGACAACACCGACAATGACCCAATCATTGAAGGATTGCTGACAGCGTCCGTTGAATACATAGAGTTGACAACGGGCGTTGTTGAAGCTGAACAAGTCGTAAGTCCCTTGTGTGAAACCGCACAAAAATTTCTGTTGTCTTTATGGTATGACCCAACGCAAGTGGACACGGAAAGAATGCAAAGAAGCGTTGACAGCTTATTGAAGACAATATCAATAAAAAAAATTTGAATGAAAAGGGGAGTGGTGCACAGTGGCGAAAGAATACGCAAAACGTTTCTATGCGTCAAAAGCATGGCGAGACACACAAAAAGCATATATGCAAAGCAAACACTATGTATGCGAGAGATGTGGAAAGCCAGCCGTCATTGTGCATCACAAAACCTACATTAATCCGACAAATATCAACAACCCAAACATAACGCTTTCATGGGACAATCTCGAAGCATTGTGTGCGACATGTCACCAACACGAGCATATGGAAAAACCTGTAACAGAAGCGGGATTGATATTTGACAATCAAGGCAATTTAGTAAAGCTATAACAATTAATTGCCTTAGCCGTGCACTATAGGTACTTGCGAAAGTGTTCATGCAAACCGAACTTTAATAGATTGCTTATGACTGGTGAGCAGTCTATGCGGTCCTTTCAGCCGTCGGTGAGTTCATAGGCAAGCATACACACGGACGCTTTACAGC